CTCCGTGACACCTACTCCCAAAGGTTGCAGGTCATCGAACAGATGCTCTCTGCCCAACCCGAAGAGGACTTAACTGCGCTCAAAGATAGCGACCCCGTGGGGTACGCAATCAAGGTCGCAGAGAAGATGGAACGCGAAAAGCAACTCTCCGCTGTCCGCGCAGAACGCGAAGCTGTGCAGGCCAAACAGGCCGCAGAGCAACAAGAACGGTTGAAAGCCCATCTCTCCCAAGAAGCGGAACGGTTAAAAGCCGCAATCCCTGACCTGGCTGACGAGGTGAAAGGCGAAGTAATCCGTAAAGAAATCCGCGACTATGCAAAGTCTAACGGCTGGACTGACCAAGAGTTGTCGCAGGTGTACGACCACCGCGCCGTCATCGCTCTGTACCGAGCCATGCAGTTTGAGAAGCTGCAAAAGGCAAAGCCTGCCGTGCAGAAAAAGGTAGCAGAAGCTCCAAAAGCTCTGAAACCTGGAGTCGGTAGTCAAAGAATTGACAAGGACTCCGAGATGGCTAAAAAGCTGTCTAAACAACTTAAACAATCAGGTCGCACCAGAGATGCTGCGGCCATTTTTGAACGATTTCTCTAAGGAGTTATAAAATGACTGTACCCACCAATACCTATTCGCGTTACGGCGCGATTGGTGTCCGCGAGGACCTCGCAGATGTAATCTATGACATCAGCCCCACCGATACCCCGATTATGTCGTCTATCGGCAAGGCTCGTGCCACCCAGACCGCCCACGAGTGGCAGACCGACGTACTGGCCGCTGCTACCTTTGGTAACGCTCTGATTGAAGGTGACGACGCCACTTCGGCTTCGCTGACCCCCACGACCCGTATCGGCAACTTCACGCAAATCGTCGGCAAGACCGTTCAGATTTCCGGCACTCTTGAGGCTGTTGACAAGGCTGGCCGTAAGTCTGAGAAGGCTTATCAGCTTGCCAAGGCTTCTGCCGAAATCAAGCGCGACATCGAGAACATCATCACGGCTAACCAAGCCAAGAGCAACGGCACTATCAATACTGGTGCTCGTAAGATGGGTTCGCTGCTGGCCTACATCAAGTCCAACACCTCCAAAGGTGCTGGCGTGACGACCGCTGGTGCAGACCCGACCGACAGCTCCGGTTCGTATACCCGTACCGACGCTGACACGCTCTACACCTTCACGGAAGCCATGCTCAAGACCGTCGCCCAGGAAATCTTCTCCGAAGGCGGCACACCGAAACTGCTCGTAGTTCCCCCGGGACTGAAGGCAACCGTTTCGGCTTTTGCTGGTGTTGCACAGCAGCGTTATGTAACCGGCGCAGAACCCACGACCATCGTGGCTGCCGCAGGTGCTTACCTGTCAGACTTCGGTCTTATCTCCGTTGTGCCGGACCGCTTTATGCGTAGCCGCGACGCTCTGCTGCTCGACCCCGAGTATGCTGCGCTCGCATATCTGCGTCCCTTCCAAACGAACGACCTGGCAAAGACCGGCGACTCTGAGAAAACTCAGATTCTTGCCGAGCTGACCCTTGAGGTTCGCAACGAAGCAGCTCACGGTGGTATTTTTGACATCAAGGCTGCCTAAACTGTAGTAAAATCGGGGGTGGGCCAGTCCCACCTCCGTTTCTAAATATGCAAAAACTAGGCGAAGATTTCGTAGCAGGAGAAAAGCGTACTTTCTACGCTGATGGCGAAGGCGGTCTCATCATCAAGTATGAGCAGGACGTCGCGCCGATATTAGAATTAAACAAAGCTGCTTATAACCAAACGGACGAGAGGGCACGTTGGGGCGAGATGGCTCACGTTGCAGAACTCCCGAACTCCGTAATAGCAGACTTGAATACCAAGGGCATTATGAGGGGGTTCACGGTGATAGACCAGAAGCGAATGAAGGCGTTTCTAAACGACCCGGAGAACCGTTATTTACGGACACGACCGGGGAGAGTTTAGTGGGCAAGATTCACGACAAGATTAAAGCCAAGAACAAGCTAGAAGGTAAGAAAGTAGCAATCTGCATCCCAAGTCGGGGTGAGATGGAGATAGGTACAGCCTTTGACCTAGCGGTCTTGTGTGCCTACGACGCCAGACACAGGGTGGGACATCAGTCCATTTACACGGTGTCTGGAACCCTGATATTCGACCAGCGCGAGAAGATGGCGCATGAAGCCTTAAAAGAAGGCGCAGACTATATCTTGTGGATAGACGCCGATATGCGCTTTCCTAAAAACACGATAGATATTCTGATGGCTCACGACAAACCAATCGTCGGGGTCAACGCAACAACCCGTTCCATCCCTGTCAAACCAACAGCTAAGAACCTGTTGATAGACAACGAGAAGAAAGAGAACCATTGGATTCCGGTCGTAAGCAAAGGGAAAACAGGTTTAGAAGAGGTCACCGCCGTCGGTTGCGGGGTGATGATGGTAAAGCGGGAAGTATTTGAAAACACACCGAAACCTTGGTTTTGGTTCGAGCAGTTACCAGGCGGCAAGTTACTAGGGGAAGATGTTTACTTCTGCATCAAGGCTTTAGACGCAGGATACCCAACCTTTTTAGACCACGACTTGTCAAACCAAATAGGCCATGTCGGACAGTACACGTTCGGCTGGCACGATTACCCAGAGACGAAAGATGAGCCTAGCAACATACAGCGACCTCAAGACTAGCGTTGCGAATTACCTCGGACGGAGCGACCTGACGAGCCAAATTCCCGACTTTATTACGCTGGCCGAACTCCGTCTGTCTCGTGATATTCGTACACGCCGGATGCTGAAAACCGCAACCGCGACCATGACCGTCGGGGATGCAACCGTAGGACTCCCGTCAGACTTTATCGGGATTCGTGATGTCTTTATTCAAGGTTCCCCAAGAACGGTGGTCAGCTACCAAACACCAAGTACATTCTCTACCAACTCTAGGGCTGACGAGCAGGGTTTACCCGTGTTCTACACCCTGCGGTCCAACGAGTTTGAGTTTGCTCCAAAACCTGATTCTGCCTACGTTGTGCAGATGCTTTACTACTTCAAGCCCACGGTGCTATCGGATGCCAATACTAGCAACGAGTTCATGGCTAACTACCCGGACGCACTACTTTACGCCTCCTTACTGGAGGCAGAGCCTTACCTGATGAATGACGCTCGCACCCAAACCTGGTCGAGCCTATACAACCAAGCAGTCTCCCGAATCAATATCACCGACGAGGAATCCGAGTTTGCTGGCGTTCCGTTGGTAATGAATGTCTCCACGAGGTAATCATGGCTGAATTTTCTAATTATCTAGAAAACAAACTTCTAGACCACGTTCTGCGTAACGTCTCCTATACATCTCCGACCACGGTCTACATGGGTCTTTATACGTCCAATCCGGGAGAGGGAAACACGGGAACGGAAGTATCTGGTGGCTCTTATGCTCGCCAAGTCGTCTCGGTTACCACAGCTTCGGGTGGAATCGTTACCTCATCCGCAGACGTCACATTCCCGCAGGCCACAGCAAACTGGGGAACCATCTCGCACATCGGTCTTTTGGACGCGCTGACATCCGGAAATCTTCTGATGTACACACCCTTAACGACGTCCAAGGTTATTGAGACCGACGACATCCTGAAGGTCAACTCTGGCTCACTTACGGTATCGCTTGACTAATGTCTACCATCGTCACCAGAGCAGCTAAAGGTTCACCTCTTACCCACACAGAGGTAGACGCGAACTTTACCAACCTAAATACGGACAAATATCAATCCGGCGCAAATGCGCTTTTCACCTCCGTAGCCCTAGACGCCCCCACCACAGACGCAACCCTGACAATCGACACAGGCATTACTGGCTGGGTTTACTCTGGTAAGACCGTGAGTGTTGCGGGACAGGAAACAACACCTAACGGATTATTTATTGGTTCAAACGGAACCAAGATGTATGTCTGTGGTTCAGCCGGTGATGATGTAAACGAATACACACTTGGGACTGCTTGGGATGTTTCTACCGCAACATTTACTGCGGTATCAACAGGAGTAACACAAGACACCGCACCAAACGATGTCTTTTTCAAAGACGATGGTCTGACGATGTTCATGCTTGGCGGAACAAACGATACCGTCTACCAATACACATTATCCGTAGCATGGGACATCACAACCGCAACCTACGCATCCAAATCCTTTAGCGTAATAACCCAAGAAGCAACGCCAACTGGTATGTGGTTTAAGTCTGATGGGACGACCATGTATATTGTTGGAGCGACTAATGACACGGTTTACCAATACACATTAAGCACACCTTGGGATATTTCAACCGCTTCTTATGCAAGCATTTCTTTTAGCGTTGCATCTGTTGAATCTAATCCGACACAGGTAAACCTAAGCGCAGACGGAACAAAGATGTGGGTGCTTGGCTCTACTGGTGATGACATAAATGAATATACGCTTGGAACCGCCTGGAATATCAGCACCGCTACGCGTGTAAACAATATCTATGTTGGATTTCAAGAGACAA